ATCATCACTCATATACTCCTCATCAATCTCATTCTCTATCTCCTCCATTCTCACTATCCACAACTCTAAACTAAACAACATACCACTCAATATCAATCCACATACACCAAATACCTCCTTCCATCCATCAAACACACTAACACAACACACAACACCAACCAACACAAACACACAAACCATCATCAACTTAACACCATACATAATCATAATCAACTCCTCAAAATAAACAATCAATATATACAATATATATCAATTCTTATTTCATACTAAACCATCTAACTCTCTATATTTCATTCCACTCACTCTCAAACCTACACCCCACCCCCAAACAACTTTAGTTCCAACTTTAGTTTCCGGACTCTTACGTATACCGCAGGTTTTGCATGTCGGAATTCATACGTGAGTTTTGCCTTCTTCCAGTCCTCAGCTATACTTAGGCTTCGCCGTCAATCGCAATGTCGGCCCTCATAGGGGTTGGTGAAATGCCAAGTCACGGTGACAGTCTGGTTCCAATCTTGGAATACCCTGATCCGGTACGTCACGAATGGCGTATGATGGCAGAGCTTCGGCTCCGCATGCCTGACGTCTCCATCAAGGAAATAGGTAAAGCGCTGGGCTATGCTTATCACACGGTACGGGCGTGGAGTCGAGATCCGCGTTATCAGAGGTATGAGAACTTCGTCATCAAAAAGCAGATGGATGACCTTCCTCCATCGTCTCTCCCTGCGAAGACAGTTGCGCAGGTTTTTTCGGAGTACGAAGTCGAGATGGCCGAACGTCTCGTGGACATCTGTCAAGTGACGAACGATGAGAAGCTTGCGGCGCAAATCGCACAGGATCTTCTGGATCGGGCGGGTCACGCGCCGAAATACCGTGACAACGCGCGTCCTATCATTCTGAACTTCGGCAACGACATCCTTTCGATGTTCCAGCGGCGTGCTATCGAGGCAGGTCTCACTGTCGATGCGAAATTCGTGGACGAAGTCCACCAAAGCGAATAAACGTGGACATCCTCTCGAAGAAGGCGCATGATAAGTTTTTCAGGGAGGAGCTCCTCATCTCGCCGCCGACGTCCTCTCAGGGTGACGAGCTACGTGGCTTTTTGCGTGAGAACGGGATCAAGTCGCTCTACTTCTTTGCCACGGCCATTCTCAAATGGGACTTGCTGCAAGAAGATCCACATCTCCCGATGTGTTCGTTCATACAGACACCGAACGAGCCACCCTTAGCCAGGTTTCGTAAGGTGCTGTTGGTCCCTCGGGACTGCTACAAGTCCACCATTGGCAGCAAGTCCCTTCCGCTCTGGTACATCATCCAGCCGATGCTCGAAGGGATTCCCGGGAAGGAACACCGTATCCTGCTCTGCTCGTCTGCCAGTACCAACGCGATGAAGCAGATCAAGTCCATCCAGACGCAGGTGGAGCGGAATCAAATCCTTTCTTGGGTGTATCCTGAAATCATCCCTGACCTTAGTCGGACTACTTGGACGCAATCCAACCTTCTTTTTCCTCGGGACGGAATGTATGGCGAAGACACGATCGAAGCGGCGGGCGTCGACAGTCACATCGTCTCGCGCCACTACACCATCCAAATCAAGGATGACCTCGAAGACAAGCAAAGCTTCGAACAACCCTCGGTCCGGGAAAAAGTCAAGTCCTTCTACAAAAGCGCCGAAGCGCTCTTCGTCGACGAGCAAACGTCGATAGACATCCTGATCGGGACGAGATGGGGCATTGACGATCTATACGCCGACATCAAGGAGACGGAGTCAGGCACCTACGCTTTCTATACGCGACCTCTTCACTGGACGCGGGAAGACATCCTCCGCGACATTCGCCAGGCTGAGGAAGTTGGAAAGCCCACGATCTACGACATGGACCCTGAGGCAAGCGCTCCGGAAGTGGATAAGACTTACTACTTCTTCCCTAAGCTCTTCCCTGAGGAATCATGCGAGAGAATAAGACGCAAGCAAGGGTCGTTCATGTACAGCATGCTTTATATGAACAACCCGAGGGATCCGGCCTTGGCGGAATTCAGGGAGAACGACCTCCGCTACTTCAGCTTCGACAAGGAAGGGAATCTGGTCATCGAGGACACGGACCAGGCGAAGTTCGATACGATTCAATTCGACTCTCTTACGAGGGTAATGTTCTGGGACCCTGCCCTTGCCGAGCGAGAGTTGAAGAAGCGCAGCCGCAACGCGATGATTGTGATGGCGCGGGACAACCGCAGCCGTCTTTTCGTGCTCGACGCCTACGCGGAGTATAAGAATCCCGGATTCCTCTTCTCCAAGTTCATCTCCCTGCACCAGAAGCATCGCGTGCATAAGGCCGCTATTGAGGATGCCGGCTTCCAACGCATTCTGAAGTTCCCTCTCTACCAGCGTATGAAAGAGCTTAACTACCACTTCCCTGTCGAAGGCGAACCACCTATCGGAGATAAGGATGCACGTATACGCTCTCTCATTCCCTACGTCGAGACTCATGACCTTTACATTCGACGCGGGCTCACAGACTTCGTGGAAGAAATTCGAGGATTCCCTGTTTTCCCAACCAAGGACCTGGTCGACGGAGCAGCAGCTTGTCTTGCCATACTCAGTAAGGCTGGAGACGCTAAACAGACTGCTGTTAATCCCTTCCAGGCACGCCACCACAAGCACCTCCAGGCAGTGAATGAACAGGCGCTCTCAACGAGATCGCCCATGACGGGGTATTAATATGGCGAAACGCCGCAAGACTGCGAAGAAGGAAGAGGAGGCCGACGATGTCAAAGGGCTGCAATCCAAAGAAGATGCGCCGAAGCGCAAAGCCAAGTCGAAGCTCCCGAAGAAAGTAAACGGGAAGAAGGTTGCGGACGAGGAAGAAGATGAGAAGCCCGTACGGAAGACAGACGAACGTCCTCTTAGCGTAGGCGGGATTATCATCCGGACGCAGCGTGAACAGGCAGCCTGGGAAAAGGAAGCTCCCTGGCACCGGAAGAACCCAGCGGAATCACGGTTCAGAGACCATGGCACAACTCGTCGCCCCAAAGATTGAGCTGACCGAAGAGCAGGAGACGAAGCTCGAAGCCACCATCCACACGATGCTGACTGAAGCTCTCACTGTCCATGCGAAACGAGAGGAGCATCTTGCGGAGTTGCTGAAGGCATATAAGAGAGTGCCTGAGCACACCTCGAAGGACTTTCCGTGGCCGGGTGCTTCGAACGTCGTCGTTCCTCTCGTTCAGATTGTCGTCGATGCAATCGTGGCGCGTCTCATGAAGTCTGTTTTCGGTGTGAAGCAGCAGTTCGAGGTTGAGATCAAGTCTCCTCAGTGGGAGCAGTCCGAGAAGGACATTCGAGATTGGTGCGAACACTTCTTCAGCGTCAGCGGCTCACGCGATCGCCTCCGCGGGATCTTCTACGATCTCGCGTTGTACGGCGAGGCCATTGTCAAGCCGATGTGGGTGGAGAAGAAACGCATCATGCACCAGTACGATCAAACTGGGCAGATGGTCGAGCAAGAGGTCACGGACTATGAAGGGCCTATTTGGCACACTCCTGCTCCTGCTGACATTATCGATCCTCATGGATTTGATGAGTGGGACACGCTTCCGTGGGTCGCGGAACGTCTCCGCTTTACGAAGGGTGCTCTCATCCGTGACGCGGAAGATCTGGGCTATGACAATGTGGACGAGCTCATCTCCAACGCGAAGCCCCGGGACGACGTCCGATACAAGACGAGTGCTGAAGTTCAGCACAAAGACGGAGAGGTGCAGTCGCCCGACTGGCCCGTGACGCTTTATGAGGTCTGGGGATACTTAGAAATCCCGCTGGCCTATGAGGGCGAGACAGGGACTGTCGAAACGACGAAGTGGTGTGAGGTCATTCTCACCTACAACATCGAGACGAGGAAGTTCGCTAAGAAGGTCTACAATCCCTTCTTTGGAAGGGCACGCTTTCTGCGGAAAATACCATACCTCGTGCAGGCACACGAGATCCATGGGCTGGGAGCTGCGGAGCAAGCGCTGCCCTTCCAAATTCAGGCGAGTACCGTTCATAACCAGATCATCGATGCAGCCACTGCCGCCAACGGCGGCATTACGATTGCAAGTCCGGAGTCGAATATCGGGGCAGGTGAGAGAGTGCATCCTGGCAAGACTATCGTGGACCCGAACCCAGATAAGGTCAGGATACTCCACCTTGCGGAGGCCAGCAGCACTTTACAAAACATGCTGCCCCAGATCATTCGACTAGCGGAAACCTCGACGGGTGTAAGCGCGTATCATCTCGGCATGGAATCGGCCATTGTTGGCTCACAGGCCACGGCAACTGGGACGACGGCCTTAATCAACGAAGGCAATCAACGATTCTGGGTGTCGATCGATGACATGCGCGATGCACTCGTCGAGGTGCTCTACCTAACGATTCAGCTGGTCCAGCAGATGTCGCCGGAAGGCGTGAAGATCAGCGAGGATAGGACGGTCGTCTTCCCTCAGGGCGACATCCGGTCAGCTATCGGCCTGAAGCTGAATATGGCGTCGGAAGCGCTGAACAAGGACGTCGAACTTCAGCCT